TGGTGCGCTCGGCGGGCACTTGATCAAAAATAACAACTTCTTAGGTTTTTTTATCTTTTCTTATTATTTCATACAAAACAATCAAATGCCAAATTGGTCAATAATCTGTACTTCTATTATTTCTTATTTTTTCCTATTATTTCGGTTATCACAATTACGCCAAGATTACGCCACAAAAATTATGGCTTCATTTAGACAACGCAACGACACATGGCGAGCCGAGATAAGTGTAAACGGAATTCGCGAAAGTGCAACCTTTGATACAAAAGCTCAGGCTAGGGCTTGGGCATCTAAACGCGAGACTCAGTTACGCGAACAATCGCATGGCAAATTACCAGATCACTCTTTTTTAGAAGCTATTGAACGCTATCTTAATGAAGTAAGTATAAAGAAGAAAACTCATGAGAATGAAGTCAAGCGAATGGCTTTCTTCAAGCGTGAGTATAAAAAGCTATGTCAAAAACAGTTGTCAAAAGTTACCACTGACGATTTAGTGCAATGGCGCGACTCCCGATTAAAAGAAGTGCAGGGTGCTACTGTCCGGCGTGAAGCAAATATTTTAGCTTCTTTATTTACTGTTGCCCGGAAAGAATGGAAGTGGATTAAAGAGTCTCCAATGGCCGACTTGACTTTACCGCCACCATCAAAGCACCGAGATAGACGAATTGCTCAGGATGAGATTGATAGATTATGTCTTGCAGCAAATTGGGATAACAATGTACCAGTAAATTCAACTCAGCAAATTATAATTGCCTTTCTCTTTGCAATTGAAACAGCAATGCGTGCTGGTGAGATTGTTGGGTTGACTTGGGATCGTGTTTATTTAAAAGATAGATATTTAGTTTTAACTGAAACAAAGAATGGTACTAAACGAAATGTACCACTATCTAAGCGTGCAGTTGAGTTGCTTACTTTATTAAAAGGTCTTGATAAAAAGCAGGTCTTTACTTGTAATTCCCAAAGCTTTGATACGCTTTGGCGTAAATTAAGAGATAGATGTCAAATCACTGACTTGCACTTTCATGACACACGCCATGAGGCTTGTACACGCCTTGCAAGAAAATTAGAAGTACTAGACTTAGCCCGTATGATTGGGCATAAAGACTTAAGAAGCTTGATGGTCTATTACAATGCTACTGCAAGTGAAATTGCAACGAGGCTTGATTAGCCCCGTTTACGTGGTCTTCCTTTCTTTGGCTCATCATCCGATTGTTCATTCAACCAGTTTGATAGCTCTGCCAAGTTCCAGCGTCTTCCTTGACCGCACTTAATAACATAGCGCGGTTTAGGGAAGGTTGGTAGGCAGCAAACTGCTGCCTTAAAATGTACATCTCGATATCCCAAGAACTCAGCAGCTTGGGAGTCATTAAGCCAGATGTCCGAAGGTGGTAACGCTACAACAAAGTTACTACCTATATTCGCAATTGCTGTCATTTCACCCCTCCATTTCATTAAACTTCTTAATGATTGCTTTTTTGGCTTTCATCAAAAAGTACTCACGTTCACTATCTTCAAACTTCCCATCACCAAGCATTTCTTGTGAATAGTAAATTGTCTCATCACCACAATCAGGATAATCAACTCTAAATTCACCATGTCTTAAGCGGAGATATCCAATTTGCTTCCCTTGAAAAAAAGCATCATATTGTTCAGGGCTTTCATCACATGTTTTGATTAGTTCAACTTCATCAGTAGTCAATAACATTTCACCCTCCTTACTTTCCGCTTTCTTTATCTACTTCCAAACTCACTTTTGAGCCTGAAAAATCATTGTTATTGGTAACGATCGGCTTGAAGTGAGTCAGAACAAAAAGCACCAGATAAGCTATTGAAACTGCATATACAAGACTATCGGTATATTTACCAGTTCGTACTAATGCAATTCCAAAAATAGCCATAACCAATAATAGAAAACTGTATTTTTCACTCATCCCTCAGCTCCCGATTCGCTTTTATCCAATGGCGCCCAATGGGTTAATTCATCTTCATCAAGATATCTATTTAACTCATGATCAAACCATGTTTCATACTCATAAGATCGGTTAGATAGTTCGCAAAAATCTGAGTCTTTGTCATAAGTTGCTTCTGACTCAACAAAAATAAGATTATCTTCCTCATCCCACGATTTACGTTTTATCTTTACTCGTGTTCCGAACTTAATAGGACTTCCAACTTCTGCACTGATCCATTCTGGCACCGCCTGAGCTTTGGCTTTTTCTTGCCAACCAAACCAAGCTCCGTTAATAAATGATTCTGCGCATGAGTTGAATGGTAAGTCGTAAAAATCACCATTAAAATGAGATTTTTCTTCATTCAGTATTTCTGCAATTTCAGGCAAGTTCTCAAACTCACTTCTTAACTTATTCAAATCTGTCATGTCGTCACCCAATTACTGTAAATTTAAAATTCTTTAAGTTAATAGCAGTCATCTTGTTGCAGTGCTGACACTTGGTTCTGGCTCTTTTCTTAAGCTCATCAAGGTCTTCACTAATCTGCTTTTTCTGCTCTGTAATCCTTGTTTGTTGTGTTGACCAATACTTCATAGTGTCTTTGATCCACATCACAGGATTTACTTTTGCTCCGCATTTCATGCATGTAAGTTCCAAAGCTTTAGTGTCAATTTCAACTTGAGAATGTTGGCACTTATGCAGATTTGTTCTTGGGAAGGGCACTACGTTTTCTTCAACATTCAAGACGATGTGATCTTGAAAAGGGTAGTTCATATTCCCTCTGTATTCTTGATCTGTCATGCTGCCTTCCTCACGCATTGCCATGTGTGCCAATTAAAGAATGCTTGCGACTACTACAAGCGCTAACTATTTCAGCTTCACAATCAGTACCTTTGAACTGTGAATAGATGATTCCAAGTTCAGCAACATCTGTAGTTGCATTGATACGCTTGATAGCTTCATCAAAAGCAGCTTGAAGCGCTTCTTCTTGGCTGCGACCATCGTTAAGCCAAGCAATGAGCTTTTCGCCAGTTTCCTTTGTGATTACTTCGCCTGTTGGATTAAAAAGTTTGGTTCGGTCTTTTGTGGGGATTGCAAATTTATTTTCATGCAACATATCGAGTGAAACGGTAAGCTCATACTCATAGCCTTCACGCTGCTCAGCTTTCATACCAAGTTTGATAACTTTTCCTTTTTCACCTTGTACAGTCTCAGTTTTTGCACGAGTTGTAGTGATAATGTGCATATCTGTTTGAAGAATCGCGTCAATAAATTTGCGGTGACGTGGTGTAGTTTCTGACCAAGCTGACCAAGTGTTACCTTTAAAACGTTTAGCTGCTTCATCGTTGATTTCCAAACATCCACCAGTTCCAATCCATTCATGACTAGCACTATCAATGATAAGAACTTCATAGCCCATGTTATGTGCTGCATGGATCGCGCCTGCAAAACGTTCAGGGCTATAGGGCGGTTTTAATGGCAATGTGTCAAAGTTAAATTCATTTGCATATAAAGATGCAGATTCGTTTTCTGTATCAATAACTGCAATCTTTTTGCCAAGACTTGAAGCCAACACAAGGGCAGAGTAGGTTTTACCCGAACCGCTGGCGCCATTAAGATTTAGCTTAAGCTTTGCTTTTTTACGTTCAGCTTTAGTGAAAGAGAACTGTTCTTTATTTTGCATGTTCATCTTTAATCACCTTTATATTTCGAATCTGAGTAAATTGGAGACAGTTCGTGAGTCGTTTCGTCTTTCATAACTACGACTTGATTAACTGGTCCGCATTTGTAATTTGGTTCTTTTTCACCGATAGGTGTGCAGTGCTCTAAAGTTAAAGCCCATCTTTTCCAAGACTTTGAAAGGGCATCCCAGTAGAACATTTGGTCCTTATTGGCTTTCAATTTCCAATCGCTGCCACCGAAAGTGCTGTAGTGAGTTGCTTCATCCTCTTCACCAACACAGCAACCAAATTGTTCAAGAAATTCTGCGTTGAAGAAAAAGCCCATACACACCTCACGCTTTAATAGTTGCTAAAAGGTTTGCAGTGTGTAGACGCTCCATTTCTGCAATCTTGCTTTGCCAGTTACGGTATTCTTTAGAGTCGATGTCACCACGTTGGAAGGCATATTCAACTGCGCCAGCTAGAAGCTCAGGGTGTTTGCTTAAGTCCTTCAAAAGCTTTGATTCAGCAGCATCAAACGAGATATTGGCTAACATATTCATTAGATAATCCCCCAGTGAACCGCCAAGATGAGGTTGAAGAACCCAATGAAACTAGCTAGTGCTATGTAGTTATCCATGAGAGAGGCCCTCTACTTCACAGTTTTCGATATGCAATTCACGTCTATTAAAAAATGTGCTGTTATCAGAAATTCCAGTCATTCCCTTTTTCCACCAAGGAACCACATGACCAAAAACATCCCAAGTGCCATCCTGTCCACCATTCAAGACAAGTTCGGCAGCATATTTATACAGATCATCAGATTTGGTAATGTCGTAACCGCAAGCATTGATTCCTTCAATGTCTTCAGCAGACAATTCTTGAAATTCATCTGGAAGTTCAATTTCAATTTGAGCTTCAACAGTGATAGTTACTAATTTTTTAATACCCATCACTTCACCCCCTCAACCTGAACGCGTTTTTGTTCCTTCATCACATAAACAACTTCGATTTGTCCTTGTAATGACTCTTTGATTAGCTCTTGGAAACCAGTTAGAACGTCTGTGATAGTTTCAGCAGTTACAGTGCCAGGGCGAACAACTAATGCTTCAACACCAGCGATTAGTTTTCTTTTATTCGAGATATTCATCAGTTAGCTCCTTCCACTTGCACACGCACATACATGTTCTGTTTTGCTTTGAGTTCATTGGCGTATTGCTCGTCGGCACAGCCTCGTAAGAATGCAAATACAATGAAGGTGATAATCCAGAAAGCTAGGAATGCTTTCGAGCCATCCTTAAAGGCTTGGCTAAACTTGTACTTTTCAATTCTTTGATTCATACTTATCTCACTCATTGAGTAAAAGTCCCGTCGGTCAGATGTCTGGGACTTTTTTGTTATCTGGTGAGATTTATTAAACCAAAGGTATAAAATAAAAGCAAGCATAAATTAAACCATAGGTGAAAATAATTTATGATTAGGTTTAAATATGCTTTAATAGACAAAAGAAAACCCACGCTGGGTGGGTTGTATGGAGTTTATTATGAGCAAGAACATTGCTGTTATACCAAAAGGTACTAAAATTCAAATTATGGGTTGTTCGTACATCTTACAAGAAGATGCTCTTGTTGATGGAGATCAGGCTATTCTTGAAGCCACCCTCAAAGCGCAAGAAAACTTCGATAATGGTGTTGGTGTAGTAGGCGGGCATGGACTCAAGAATGCAACCAATTAAGGGTTTCTCTAGGAATATTCCATGAAGCCCAATTTTCTGGCTTAACCTCGATCACAAATAAAACATCATCAGAATCAATATAGTTTTTAAGAAAATCCCTAACTTGTTCAGATGTTTTGGTTGATGTGATGATCCATTGTGATCGAGTTGGTTTCGCCCAATTATCACCAGAAACTTTTTTTATTCCCTCAATAATTCTGGAGTAATCTTTTGATTTAATAAGATCATAAGTTACAGAATATACAGCCATTTTACTTCTCCACCCGATCTAATGCTGTGTCGGGTTCACAGTGAGTTTATAGATATGAGTAAAAACAATTTAACCTTTTGTTTGTCGATGTCGATGTTTAGCTTCTCAATGGCTTTCTCTCTTCAAACAATGAAAAGTAATTTCATTTCCCCTTTCTTTCTGTACCTCGCATCTGGAATATTCTTGGTTATTTTGCTTAAAGGTCTTATTAATCGAGTGAGTGTAGACAAAATTAAGGATGACTAAAAACGTAGTAATAATGAACTTCCACTCTTGAATAAAAAAATTGTAAGCCCACCCTATGGGCCTAATAAAATAGCTTACCAATTTAGCAAGGGGACTTCTATAAGGCTCTCTTATAACTGTATCAATACCAGTTGCAGGGTTGCTATCAATTAGTCCTGGATCTCCTTTGTACCAAGCCTTAATCTTTTTTATTAATTCTCCAAACATATGTTATTCTCAAACTATCAATTATCTTGTGATATTGGTGGGCGCAACGGCTAATACGGCAGTATTGGCAAATCCAAGCCTAGGAAACTTGGATGGAAAGACCGACTTACTATCGGTCTTTTTTTATTATTTAATTTTCTGACCTAGCTTTCCTTCTTTTACCAACTGCACGACCTGCTCATTAGTAAGCACAGGAATAAAGACTTTGTCGCCAATATCTTTGGAAAGAATCTTCACTTCTTCGGCTGTTAGCACCAAAGCTTCACCATGTTTCGCAGCATCATTGATGCGAGCAATAATCTGATTGATTGGTAGTTTTGCGTTATCCAATTCCATTCTCCTTTTTTAACCTGCACGCCAAAATTGGCGACCCATAACTTTAAAATTCAATCCATTTTGCTCCGTGACTTCACGATCTCTGTATTTAGGATTTAGGCTGTGCAGAATCAGTTTCCCGCCTTCTTCCTTGAAAATCTGCTTAATCATGCCTTCACCCTCAAAGTAAACAGCATAAATTTGACCATCGATAATGTCGGTTTGGGATATATCAATGCCAACCAAATCCCCATCATCAATCTTGTCCGCCATGCTGTCGCCTTTAGCCTTGATGATGCGCATGCAATCAGGATGAACATTTTTTTGTTTAAAAAAACTAGGTGGGAATGGCTGTTTTCCATTGATCACATCAAAGTGAAACTCTATAGACTCTCCTGTGCCACAAGAAAAACTTGCCTCTACCACATCAATCCAGATAAATCCATCATCCCCACCATACTCAACTACTGACGGGCTTTGAATATCATTCACATCAAATGATGATTCATCTTTCTTGGATAGACCGTGCTTATCCATAAATTCTTGCATGTTGAAGTTGGTTAAATTTTGTTTTTTCTTCCCGTTTAGAAGCCATCCGGCATCAACTTCTAAAAGTTCGGCCAACTTATCCAAAGTCTCTTTGCCAATCTGTCCTTTTTTCCATTTAGAAGGCGCTTGAGGAGTCAGGCCAATCATTGTGGCAGCTTTAGACCATGATAATTTCTTTGCTTTCAGTGCTTCCTGAATGCGCTCAACCATTGTGCTCATAACTTTCATCGCGTGAAACCTTTGGTTAAATTTTCGTATAAAAAATATAAAATTGTAAGCAACCATAGGTTGAAAATAATTTTAACTCATGGTTTAATAAAAATATTAATTAGGTTTAAATAAGGTTTAAGATATGAATCCTATTCAACAAGCCATTGATGCTGTTGGTGGGCGAACCAATGCAGCGTCATTACTTGGGATATCCTACGTTGCTGTAAGAAAGATGGCAGAGAAAGGTGTATTGCCACGTACTGATTACACAGGTGAAACCAACTACGCACAGATTCTTGCTGAGCACAGTAACGGGAAAGTGACTCAAGAATGGCTACTCGATAAAGCAAATCCAAAACATTTAGCGGCATAAGGAAAGTTTTATGAGCCTTGAAAAAAAATCTACGCATGTGCGTTTATCTCCCGAAATCCATGAACGAGCTAAAACACTCGCTTCTGTAAAAGAAAAAGACCTTGCCAGCTATTTGGCTTTCTTGCTTGAGAAAGAAATCGTAGGTGAGTGGCATGTCTTTAATTTACAAGCAAAAGCTTTTCAGCGCTTGGGATTAGGCGCTTTAGTACGGGATATCTCTACTGAAATCAGCTTCGATGAGGAACCAGAAGGGATTAACGGGATTTTAGACAAATAAAAAAGCCTGATTTCGTCGATCAGGCTTAGTGTTCAAACAAGGTGGATTAAATGAACTATTCAATATTAGCAGAAACAGTAGAGAAGGGGAACTAGATGAGTAAAACCACTTTTAAATTTATTCAGTGGTACGAATCTAAGTACCCTGAGTTTGTAAATCGATATGGAGCTTTAAAACGCTTATATGACTCTGATTTAGATAGTTTCTTCATTGAAGAAATTGATGAGCTGTATAAGGAATTTAAGCAAGGTGGTGTTGTATGAGCTTATACACCACAGGTCATCCGGTTGTAGACAAAATTGCCAGCCTCAATATTGAAGGCAATGTCATTCCTGCTAATTGGTTTAATACTTTCAAATTGGAAAATGGAAAGCCCGATACAAATGCGGTCATTTTGCTTTCAGAAATTGTTTATTGGCACCGTCCGACTATTGTCCGTGATGAAGATTCTGGGCATATCGTTTCGGTAAAGAAAAAATTCAAAGCTGATTTATTGCAACGCTCATATCAGAGTCTAGCAGATCAATTTGGGTTCTCAAGGAAGCAAGTTAAAGAAGCATTAGATCGTCTTGAAAAGTTCGGCGTGATCAAGCGTCATTTCCGCTCTGTAGATGTAAATGGTCAAAAACTTAGCAATGTTTTGTTCATTGAATTAGTTACCCATGTTCTCTTTGAAGTGACCACCCTCCTAACTTCTACGGTAGGACCCTCCTCACTTGAAAGTCATGACCTCCCACCCTACAGGGAAGACCCTCCCCACCTGGAGGGTGACACATATACAGAGAATACTACAGAGATTACTACAGATAGTAAGTTAAGCACGGCTGAGCTTGAAAAAATCTTGAAAGGGAAGAAACCATGTGAAGCTCTTGTCGCTATCGGTTTAGATCTTGAGGTTGCTAAACGATTCAATGAATACCGTAAGACCCTTAAAAAACCATTAACTCTTGATGCTGTGATCAAGCATTACCACGAAAGCTGCAATGCAGGGATTTCAACTAATGATGCAGCTCGTATTGTTTTGAGTGAATCGTGGATTGGGTTTGCTAGTCGTTACAACTGGAAGCCAGCATTTGAAACTTTGAATGGTTCTGCACAACAACAAACACCAGCAGATATGAAAAATGCTGATCTTAATTATGGAGATTGGTAATGAGTTCTGATATCCAAAATATTTCTATTGAGCAGAGTGTTCTTGTTGCACTCATGACAACAAGCAACTCACTTGAAGTAGTTGCAAACGATTTGACTGAGGAACATTTCTTCGCTGGACGACACAAAATCATTTATCGCGCCATTGTTGAGTTATCAAATGCTGATATGCCGTATGACGCAGTATTCGTTGGCAAGCATCTACAAGAAAGAAATCTGCTTAACGATATCGGCGGTGAAGAATATTTAATTCAACTAAACAGCGCTATAGGTAGTGTGCATCACCTTGAATACTTTGTTGCTGAATTAACAAAGTTAAAAAATCACCGTGAAGTTGAAGGCATTGGACTTGCCATTGTTGGACGGGCAAAAGACTTAACAGTAAGTGATATTTACCTTGAAGCTGAGAACCTATTCAGCACATCAAGTAGCACTATCGAACAGAAGCAAACTGGCTTTGATTTTAACCAAGCTTTAGAAAAGACACTTGAGCGATTTGAGAAAAAGATTGCCCAGAAGGAACAAAAGGGCTTCATAGGTGTCCAGTTCAATATTCCTCATCTTGATAATCTTTTAGGAACAATTGAAAAGGGACATTTTTGCGTAATTGGTGGTCGTCCGGGTAGTGGCAAGTCAACACTCGCGCAGATGTGTGCAATGCAAACTGCTAAGCGCTACAACATGCCTGTTTTATTTATCTCTGCTGAGATGGATACGCCAACCCTAACCAACCGCATGATCTCAGCATTAGGGCATATCCCATATAACAATCTGCACAATGGGGAAATTTATGACGGGATGTTTGAAAAGCTTACTGGCACGATAGCTCAGTTCCGCAACCTTCCAATTTTTATTGAAGAGAAGCAGAAGCCAACAATTTCTGAAATCCAAAGCTATGCGCGTAAAGCAAAACGCAAATACAAGGCTCTAGGCTGCATCATTGTGGACTACTTGGGCTTAATTCGTGACCCATCTAAAAAAGACCGTGTTCAGGAAGTTGCATCAATTAGCCGTGATTTAAAAGCCATGGCTAAAGAGTTTGATTGTCCAGTAATTGCATTAGCTCAACTCAACCGAGCAGCAGAAGGACATAAACCTGTTGCAAGCGACCTTAAAGACTCAGGTCAAATTGAACAGGATGCAGACCAAATTATCATGGTCCACCCATTACTCGAAAAAGAGACAAATGCACCTACAGGCGTAACTGAATTGATCATTGCTAAAAACCGTCACGGCAAGCGTGGATCTGTAAATGTTCAGGACCGTTTAGATATTTGTCGTTTTGTTGGCATGTCATTTCCAGTGGAAGAGAGAGGTGCAGCGTGAGTGTGCAAGTCCAAGTAACTTCGATTAATCGCCAAAAGATGCAATTCAACGTAGAGGCGATAGATGGTTCAAGAGTGATTCTAAAGCGTGCATTTAACTTCAAGACGGAAACGAAAAAGCACATTGAATCTGTAATCAATAAAGAACTTAAGACATTCAACAAGCCTTCGTATGGCGGTATTGAGATTGTCTTTATGTGTCCAGTAGGAGTGTTCTCATGAGATTAGCAAATGATAAAAAAACTCTAGATTGGATTGAGGAAATTGGCGGTGAGCAGTACGAAGCTAAATTCACTCATGGGACAGTCTACGGATATAACAAATTTAAGTGCCGTTGTGAGTTTTGCAAGGAAGCTAAAGCGCTAAGTAATCAGCGTGCAGCTTTGAAGCGTGCTGTTAAGGCTAACCCACCTCAATCAGTTTTGATTGTTGGAGGTGCAGCGTGAAAGCAATAAAACGAGTTAAAGCATTCCAAAACATTTTTGACATTTTGTTATTCGCTACACATGCAACACAACCTTTCACGATGAAGGATTTGCATGACCATGTGTTAGATGCACCTAACAACACTATCCAATGCTATGTGCAGGAATTAATTAAAAGCGGCTACTTGGAAAAGGACTCATACGCAACTTACAAGGCAACTCAATTTGCAAAGGACTTGCTGAATGTTAAAGGGGAGCTGAAAGCATGATCGAATTTGTAGATTACACCTCAATGATGAAGCTGCGTAGAGCGTACAACCTCGGCACTCGTAATGAAGAAACAAGAGCAGCAGCGAACCTATACGAGAAATTAAGAAAGCTGAAAATGCTAGACCAGCTTAAGCAGGAAGCCATGACAGGACATGACAAGGAGCGCGCTCAATGAAACCAGAGCAGTTTATTCGTGAGTATGGGGTGGATAAGGCGAGAGAGGTGGTTGAGGATGCTCCTAATGATTCAACACTATTCCGATTAGGTGGGATTGAGGAGATCCCAACTTATTTAAAAGTGAAGGATGGAAAGTATTGGCGCTACTCATGGAGAAGTGGATTTAGAGAAGCATGTCAATCTACTTACAACAAGATTAATGATGCTGGTGAATTAGTTAGCCTTTCCGACCTAAAGCGTCTCGTGGAGTCTTTGGACATTATTTGGAAGTTTGGTTCTGACATTGATGGAGCTAAGCAGCTTTTAGAGTTTGTGAAAGATTGTGAGTCCGTATCAATTGGGCAACGAACAATTCAGGTAGAGCGTTTGGTTCAAGCCATCCGCGACCACGAATCAATATACGGAGGCGGGGATGAAACTAACTAAACAACAACGTGCTGAGCTTAAGCAGAAGTTTGGAGGTCATTGTGCTTACTGTGGTGAGTTGCTCGGTGACAAGTGGCATGCAGATCATCTAGTTGCAGTAGTCCGTGACTTAACTACAGGAAAGCCTGAAAAACCTGAAAACGATACATACGAAAACTTAATGCCAGCATGCACTGCTTGTAATCACAACAAGCGTTCATTGTCTTTAGAGTCTTGGCGCTCTCTTCTAGCGCACTATCGTGATATTCAAGTGCCTCGTGACTGCTCTCAGATACGCCACTTAATGCGCTTTGGATTGGTTGAGTTCATCCAGAAGCCTGTGACCTTTTACTTTGAATCAAAGGATGTTTGAGATGGATAAGTGTAGAGAAGAGTTTGAGAAAAA